GCCCAGGCGCGTACTTTCCGGCCAGCCCAGCCTCGCTCAACGCCTGCTCGCGCATCGGCGCAGTTAAACTGCGCAGGTTTTGTTTCGTAGCCTCGCGGGTTGCGCGGGCTTCGGTCTGCGTGACGCCGCCTGCAATCCGCGCAAGCTCGTTGACTTGATCTTCGCCTTGTAGACGCCGCAGAGCGTTGATTGTGTTGTCTGGGTCTTTCTTTGCTGCAAGATCGACCAGCGAAATAAACGCGGGCCGCGACACGCCAACAAGCGCCTCGTCAGGGATTCCGGTGCCGGCTGCGCGGAGAGTTGCCATAGCGTTTGGCATGTTCTGCTCGCCAATCGCCTCCCGCAGCACATTAACCGCGCGGCGTTGGGGCAGCCCCATGCTAAGTACGTCCATCGCGGCGCCGGTACCTCTTGCACCTGCCTTAATAAGACCGCTTAACGCAGGCCCGGCAACGGCACCAATGCCAGCCCCTGTTTCGATGTCTTCGCCAGTCATAGCCGCAGCACCGCCGCCTACGGCAGCGCCCGCGCCTATGCGTGCGGGTAGTGACGGGCCAACAAAACCGCCAGTCTCAAGCGCTCTTGCCAAGCCTGGCAGACCAGCTCGAGCGGCGCCTACTCCCAGCGCGGGACCAAGGCCCGCAGTGCCTGCGATTTGAGTGCCGACGCGGCCAACTGTGCGACCTGTGGCGTCTGGCTCGGCGCCCAGCACTTCGGTTGAAAACTGCTCAATCAGCGCGCGACGGCGTGCGTTCTCAGCAGCGCTTTCAAACGGGCGCATGACCGTAGAGCCGATGCTGCCCAACCCTTCTACAATACCGCCGCGTATGTTGCGTTCGGCCTGCGCAATGGACGCGCGCGCTTCGGGCGAAATAAAAGGAATCGCTTCAGCGGTGGACAGACGCGCGGCAGACGGCGCGGGTTCATCTAAGAAGCGAATCTTGCTCGGCTGCGGCTGTTCATCAAGGAATCTAACGCCCATGATTAGTTCACCTCTGCTGGTCTACCGCCGACAGTAATCCGTGTGCCTTTGGGCAGATTTGCCGCTTCAGCTTCGTGCACAGTGCGAAACGCGGGGACTTCCGACGGCGCTGTGCCGCGCGTCGTGCTACTGCTGCTGCTGCGGCGGTCTGTAACGCCGGGCCGACCACCGGGCGCTGGCGTCGGCGCAGGCTCTTGCGCGTAAAACTGTTTTAGATTCTCAAGAATCTTTGTTGCCGCTTCATAGCTTTGCGACGGGTCGGATATGGCGTCCAAGTTTAGCCGCAGTTCTACGTTCGAGTTGAGTTCTGACGCGGACTTTCCAGTAATCTTTTTGAGCGCAGACATTAACGCCATGCGCGATGATTTAATCTCATCGCGCAAAGATTGCGCTTTAGCGCCTACTGCACGGCCAGCAACTTGACCAGGACCGCTAGCTTCAATAGACGACAGGACGTTACTAACCGCACCGCGCTGTTCGCTTGGGATAGCGCGCTGTCGGTTTAGCTCATCAAAATTTGCTTGCAAGGTATCAAGAATGTCAAGAAATTGACTGCGCGCTGTAGCTTGCTCTGTTGCGCGCTTACCTGCCGCCGGCTCTCTGCCGGCAATACCTACAACGCCCGGCGCCGTAAAGCCGCCGCCGGTGTAAAGCCGCGCATCAACCTTCAGCATGCGAGTAGGATCGTCGGGATCAACGATGTCCGTAAGCGTCGGCGCAGCCGAACGCCCTCGCGCGTCGATAACATTGTCAACTTCAGCGCGCTCCACACTGCCAACCGGCAAACTGTCGCGCAGTTCTTGCAGGCGTTGCAGTTCAGTCTTTCTTTCAGTTGTTTGTTTGTCCGCTGCCGCACGCGCAGAGATCATAGCCGCTTCTGCGCGCTGCCGTTCGAAAGGCAACTTAGCTGCTGCCGTAGATGCTTGCGATGCTGCTGCTTCTCCTTTTACTCGCGCGGCTTCGGTTTCGGTGCGGATTTTATCCAACTCAAGCAGCCGCTTTGACATGCCGGGCGTGGTTTCAATAAATCTATCGACTGCTTTTTTACGATCTTCTGGACCCATCAGCATAATCTCTGCTGCTGTCGAACCCATGTCTAAGCCGCGCGACTTCAGCAGCCGAAACGCCTCAGAAAAGTTTTCTAGCGACGGGTCTTTGCGGACAAACATCAGCCCTTCTGCAAGGTCTTGCAGCTTGTCTGCTTGACGTTTCTCTTGCGTTTCGATTTCCGCTCGCTGAGCCGTCAACGCCTGTAGCCCCGGCGCGCCGAATGCTGCCGCCTCAGAAAAAGACATCGGCGCTCCCGACGACAGTCGCGACCGCAGCGCGTTTTCCTGCTCTTGCGCACGCATCAACTGTTGCGCTTGCAGTTGGCGTAGCGCGTTTGCATCTTGCGCCGCCTGTAGCTGACTGACCTGCGTCATCATGTTCAGCGGGGATGCGAACTCAGGGGCTTTGAATCCCATTGCGACTAACGGTTGAGTAGCCATTGCGTCACCTTGTGCTTAGAGCATACCTTGGCCGTAGCGGCCTGCGTAGTCATACATTGTTGCCGGACGGTTGGCAAGCATGTTCAGCATGCGGTCTTGCATGTACAGATTGGTGCCCGTGCCAATTGCGCCCGACAGCGCGTTCGCCATGCCCATCGTGCCGGAGGCTTGCGCCGCCCCGATCTGTCCAGCGGCATTTGCTTGGGCAGCACCAAGATTTCCCATCTGACCCGCGATGTTTGATGCAAGCCCTTGGCCGGTTTGCGCGGTCTGCATCAACGGCAACATGCGCGCGGTGCGCTCACCAGCAAACTGACCGTACTCCATAGCGCCAAGCCCTTGACGCCGGGCTAGTTCGTTTGCAAACCGACCGTACTCTGTATTGCCTAACGCCGCGCGGCGCGACAGATCATCGGCAAACTGACCGTACTCTTGCCCTGCCAACGCCGCTCTTGCAGCGCGGTCTGCTTGGAACCGCGCAAAAGCGTTTTGGTATTCTTGTGACGCGAGCCCTTGGCCGTATCGCTGAAGCGCTTTGCCGGTGCCGCCCGACAACAGATTGCCGCGTGCCGCTGCGCTTTGCTCAAGCGCCTTCATGCCTTCGGCCAAACGGAATGCGTAGCCAGGGTCCGCTTCAAAATTAAACTGCTCAGACGCCAACTGACCCGGCGTGACGCCGGTGTATTGCATCCGCGCAATCTCTGCTGGTGACAGCCCCGCAGTAGGTTGGTACTGCTGAGCGGCTAGCTCAGCGGCTGACAACCCGGCGGAAGGGCGATAAGTTTGCGGGTTGCGCAGCTCTTGCAAGAGCATGTTTTGCGCCTCGATCCCAGCTTCTCGAAACGGTGCTTGCGTCTCAAGTTGGCGCTCAAACATGCGCTCTTGCGCCTCCATGCCTTCGCGAGCCGCAGCGGCTTGGGTGTTGGCTGCACTGCGCGACGCCCTTGCGCCAAGCAAACCGCTGGCGATCGAGCCCCCGGCAATTGCGGTTATTGGATCAGGCATTTGGGAACTCCTGGCGGTACGCCTCAAAAGTTTCGCCGTAGAGCGACAAAATGTCTCGCGCGGCGGTCATAGCAACGTCAGCCCCGTGGCAAATACGGACAACTTCCAACACAACGTCATAGTAGCCTGCTCGCCATACAAACGACCGCTCATCGGCCTTGCGGGCGCGTTCAGCGTCATCAGAGGCTTTCCAGCGCATGACTGCACTTGCCAGCATCGTAGACAGCGCCTGCGCGTTGACAAGGTAAAACGGGTTGCTCGGCAATCGTACCAGAAGCATGTAGATTCCGGTATCCAAGCGCGCTCGTTCGATTGGTTTGTCTCCGTCTACAACGTCGTCTAGCAGTTGAAACGCTTCCCAGACGTCCAACAGCCATGCGGCTGCGGCAGGCGGCAAGTTGAGGCGTTGGATATGGTTTGCTATCACGGCGTAATTTTAAGTTGTAAGGCTTTAAGAACAAACGCAGACTTTCGTTGCTCAAGACGTTCGGTCAACAACATTTTTGACAGCTTATCTCTAAACTGAAAATCCGATAGCAATTGAATGTCATGAAATGAAAATGTTTTAATCAAATCTACCGGCGCTGTATTTCTATGCTCAACAAGTCGAGATGGCAGTTCAGCCGGCAGCATGTCAATAATTGCAGTGTAGTTGTCAATGTTTACCTGATAATTGGCAATATCAGCTTCACGCTGTTTTATAGCGGTTTGCAATTGATCATGCGTCATGATGCTTTCCAAGACACACCGTAGCCATCACCCGCAGGCAGCGTAGAAGGATTTGCATACTTAGCACCAAAACCCAATGACCAACTATAAGCTGTGACATATGGCGATGTATCGTGCGCTACAGCAATATCTGAGCCAGAAGGCGAAAAAGCAACTGACCGCCCAGAACCTGTTGGAAGTGTTGCAGGATTGGCATATTTAGATCCAAATCCTAAATTCCAATCGTAGGCTTCTACATAAGGAGAAAATAAATTAGTTATTGCAATAACATTATTTAACGGAGAAAATGTAACTGCTCTTGTACCGTTGCCCGGCAATATTGCTGGATCAGCGTATTTTGTGCCAAATCCGCTTGACCAAGGATAAACGGATATGTACGGCGAAAGACTATGCGTAACAGCGATATTAGAGCCAGTAGGTGAAAACGCCACGCCATCTCCGCTACCCGCTGGAAGCGTCGAAGGATTGGCGTATTTGGTACCGAATCCCGCGCCACTCCAAGCATAAGTGGACACCGCCGGCGCGTTAAGATGAGCAACCGCAATAGTAGCTCCATCGGGAGAAAAAGTTACTTCGCTGGCGATTCCAGTTGGCAAAGTTGCTGGGTCAGCAAATTTGCTTCCAAATCCAGTGCTCGACCACGGATAAACAGATATGTATGGAGACCCTGCATGCGCAACTGCAACTGCCGTTTCCGTTGGATTAAATGATACCGCAGTACCAGAGCCAACTGGTAATATAGCAGGGTCTGCATATTTAGCGCCAAATCCTCCATTCCAAGGATATACAGCAACATTAGGCGAAGAAAACAGCGCAAGCCCGATGTAATTCCCATAGGGAGAAAACGCTACGCCATATCCATCTGAAGATGGCAGCGTAGCTGGATCGGCGTATTTAGCGCCAAAGCCATTACTCCATTCATAAACTGACACGTATGGAGAGGCTATGTGCGCAATTGCTAGCGCCGCCCCAGACGTCCCTGCAAAAAGAGGGCGAGCAGCAAAAGTCATGAGAACCCCTTTTGCAATCCTACGTACCAAAAACCTGTAGCTGACCTATAAGTTGCCACAAGTAAATCAACTGAATTAGCGGCAGTGCTCAATGTTTTTGACGCGCCAGACGGCCACTTAAAAGACGCTGGCCAAGTCATTGTCCGTCCGCCAGTAGCGTCTTGCGTAATGAACCAGTTGATGGTCTGCCCATCGCCAGGATTGCTTAGCGTTGGCGCCGTAGTAACATTTGCTGTAAACGTCGTTGCGAACACGTTAGACAGCGAGCAATTGACGGTCATCGCAGTAGCGCTAAACGCTACTGCAACTGGCGTCGTCTGAGCGTTACCTAGTATTGTTAAATCGCCGTACAACGTCACATTAACGTCCGCCGAACCGCCGCTCTGACCAATCGTCATAGCTGTACTGGTAGACCGCATCACCGGCACGCCATTCACCGTCAGCCCAAGTTGTCCGACGGCGGCCAAGTACATGCCCGTATCGCTATCGGACGCAAACGTGTACGCTGGATTGGCCGCGCTGCCGCCCGCAGCAAGAATCTGCGAGGTGTTGATGGCGTTAGTGATGTTGTCAACTGTGTAGATTTCTACATCCGCTGACGTCTTCAGCACAAATTTGTATGACGTGCTGGCAAGCCAGACATTGGCTTCGCCGCGCGAGTTCAGAATAATTGGGTTGGTATTTGGCGTCGAAGCAGTTGAGTCAGTGTACGTTGCAAGCGGTGTGGTCGTGCCCGCAGCATAGGTGTACAGTTTGCCGTTAACGAGCGGGTTGCCGCTGTTGTCAAAAAATTGAAGTTTCGGCACTGCCGACAGCGATGCGCTCATAGCGACACCTCAAAAGCGGTCAAGATAATTGATGGAATGGCGGGGGAAAACGCTGTTGCGGGCTCTGCCAAAATTTGTATGGACGTGTCGTCTACTGCCCACATCAGCTCAAAGTAGCTGTTGCTTTGCATGTCTACCATAAAGTTCCATGCGGCTACAAGCTCAGAATTGTTACCTTTTATACGGACCCGGCTGGAAGAGTCTGGTACGTCAGCGCCGTTTATGCGCGCCCAAATGTAGACGTTGCCGTCGCTACCAGACGTCTTGTCAAGCTGAGCCGAAAACGAAAAGTTGTATGTGGAAGTGTCGGGCACGACGATTCGAGATGTGGGCGTGCCGCGATTGATGCCAAACGCCGTGACCGTTGTGTTAAGCGTTAGCGCATACGCCGTGTTTGTCAGCGCTGCCGTGTGGGTCGTGGTGTCGTAAAACGAGCCATGACGTGGTTTGCGGTTAAAAAATCGGTACCACTCGCGCGACATGATGTTGTTAGTGCCGTCTTCCAGCAGCGGCACTCGCTGCGCAGGGATACGAAACGGCTGTGGGTTAGGCATCGGTTCCGCTCGCTTGTAGCTCAGCGCCCATGATGGCAATCTTCACGGGGTCGGTACCACTTAGCTCGTACACCCGATCGCGCAGTTTTAGCGTCATGCCAAGCCGCCGCCAGATGACACGCTGACCCGTCTCGCCAATAGCACCTAACGAACGCCAGTGCTCGTTAGACCAGGTGTGGCCGCCATCATCCGACCAGCGAAGCATGACTTGAGGATTGTTGCCTTGGCCCGTTACTAGCCCTACGCCTGCTTCGCAGTCAAGCTGTAGGCTATGTTGCGCTGTGCGCTTCAGATTGTTTTGTCCTGTTGGCAGCGCCCGCCATGACCGCACCCAACGCTGAATTTCTGAGTCATCTGCGTAAGTGTCAAGATCAAGTTGATAGAGCTTGCCATTGATGTAGTCACCAACAATAATTTTGCCGTTAAACGCAGCAATGCAGTTGGCGCGGTGCCGCGTAAACGCAGCGTTTTGCCAAGCCGCGCGCTCATGCCAACGCTCAGTCGATAGGTCGTACACCCAAGTCTTGCCGGCGGTCGGGAACGTCAAGATGTAAAATTGATGGCCGTCTTGCTGGTAGACCATGCCAATGGCATCTTCAATCGTGCTGTACGATTGAATTTCATACTCGATTGCGTGCGTGCTAATGCGAACGCCGATGTAGCCGTTGGATTGATAGACAATCCCTTGGCCTTGCGCGTTACGGCCCAACCAAAATACTCGATTAGACAACTTGGCCGGAGAAAACCGCGCCGCGCACCCGAGTTCGTTAAAAGCGCCAGCGATGCGTTCCAACGGAAAGTCAGGCCCGCCAGCGTTGTACCAGACCTCAGTCGACGTGGTGCCAAACACCCATATCTCACGGTTGCTGACAAGCACGGCCAAGATGTTGTCCGGCGCGCCTTCAGCACTGGAAAAATCTAGCGGGTCAACGGAAGTGCCGTCAAGCAATGCCGTCACCCATAGCTTTTGACTGTTAGGCTGGCTGAATACAAAGTATCCATCAATGAACCCAACTGACGAGGCGCCGGGAAAGTCAACATCTGTGATCTGCGCAAATGCTGTAGTGCTGTTGTTGTAGATGTATGACGTGCCCGCAGTGTTGCCAAATGAAATGAACATCTGCGTGCCGTTGTCGGCCATTGTTACTTGACCGGTGCCGACGTCAGACGACACTGTGCCGCGCAGCGTTGCGGCATAGTTGCTATCCAACTCCCACAATTTTGTCTGAGGATACGGCAGCGTGGCGGCTGCTTGCGCGGTCACAACGTAGAGCTTGTCTTTGTAGACGTGCAAGCCGCGCACCGGGCCATCATCAAGCGTAGCGACCGGCGAACCGCCAACAGTGGGTGTGATGAGCTTTAAGCCTGGGGCACGCTGCAAAAACGCGGCTTCTTTGCCACCTTCAGGTACAACTTCAGGAAACAAATTTACGCAGCGGTCATTTGCTGCGTTGATGCTACGCGCAACGTAAAACGCGCCTAGAATCGGAGTTTTCATCAGAAGTTGCCGGCGTAGATGTTGTAGCGCTGGCGCGTCCCGACGATGCTGTACGGGATTGACATTAGATCGTCAGGATTGTTGATGCGCTTCAGATTGCGCTTAGACGTCATTGCAATCCGCGAGACTTGCCGCGACGGCTCGACGCCAAACTCAGGCGCCAATTCGCACGCCAAGTTATAGCGGAAGCAGCGGAAGTAGCCTGGCGGGAACAGAATTGGCGTTGCAAGCACAGCCGGTTGCGTCAGCTCTTGCACCGACACAAAATGGAACTCCAGCACCCGCGTAGGTACTGGATAGATGTACATGTCAATGTTGGGGAACGTCATGTTGACCCACATGACCTGCGGGTAGGTGCTGGTTACAGTCTTAAGCGCAATACCGTTGTACTGCTGTTGATTGATGAGCTTTAGACCGTACGAGACGCCGGTCGTTGGGTCTTTGAAGTAAGTTGAATCATCAACCAAAATAGGCCGGTTGCCAACAAAATCACCCGTCGGCCCAAGCGTGCGGCTGATCGTTGAGGCCGGCCAACTGAACACTTGATCTTGCGTGGAAAACACTGCAAGCCGCTCAGTGTTCCACGACTCAATCATTTCATTGAGAGCGAGAAGCGCATCCGCAGATGTCGCAGCCGAAGGTGTTTCGCCTTCTGCTAATTGACCAAGCAGACGAAGCGCGCCGTTAATAAGATCCCCAGCCGTAGCTTCGTTGCCGCTGAGCGTTAGGACAGTCATGTTAGTAGCTCACTTCCGTTGTCTCAATCTTGCAGACCCAGCGAATCGTGGTGCTAGCCTGACCTGTAACCGTTATCGACAACCCACCGTTTGTGGTGTCAGCCGATAGCGCCACCGCCCAGGTAGACGCTCCAGCGTCACCATATGGACTCGTGACCGTTGAGCCTGTCAGCGTCGTAGCGGCAGCGTTAGCACCCCGCTTGATCTGCCCGTCAAACGTCCATGACTTCGTGTCACCTCCGCCGGTGACATTAGCAATGACAGAACCACGGAAGTAAAACGCAGAATTGTTTGGCAGGATGATCTGGTTGGTCGCGCCAGCAGAGGCAGATGTGTTTGAGCGTAACACCGCAGATGTTGCGTTGGTCGTCACTCGCCCAAGAATCAGCAAGCCACCTTGTGACGCACCGGTGACAGCGGCTACCGGACCGATGCAAGCTGGGAATGCGTGGTAGCCAACAACACCCCTAGTCGTTCCGTAACCACCGCCAGAGATCACAGAGTACGATGAGTCAGCAGTATGTGAAACGCCGCCACCAATAAACGAATACGTTCCGGATGCTACATTTAGATAGCCACCAACAGTTGAAGCATAAGTGCCACTTGACCAATTAGAGAACCCGCCGCCAACAAACGAACTTAGTGCTTGCGCCTCGTTGTAGGAGCCGCCACCGACAAAAGACCCGCCGCCAGAGGCAATGTTTGCACTACCGCCAACAACAGCCGCTGTGCTAGTAGAGGCTGTGTTCGTTAATCCGCCGCCGACAAACGAATAAACGCCAGATGCCTTATTCTCCTGTCCGCCAGAGATGACCGAAATGTTGCCGCTTGCTACTTGATCAGCAGACCCACGCTCTGTTTGCCAGTCTACAGAGTTAGACCCGCGCTTGTTTCCGCCTGCTGTCGTATTGTCAGGAACTTGTGCCAGTAATGCGCCATCTCCTTTTGGCTGCAACACTAAGTCAGTGTTTGCTACCAAAGTAGATGGTGTCATAGACACCGCATAAGTTGACGTGTTGGGCGCAGACGAGTTAGTCGCAAACGCCACGTTTACGACAGGCGGCGGCGCGGGGTCGTTAAGTTCAATCGTCAGCGTGCGGGAGTCATAGTTGGCTGCGGTGATGACAATTGTGTAGATGCCATTCGCAGCAAAAAAAATGTACTTTCCGTCAGCGCCCGTGGTAATCGGGTTGCTAATCGGACCGAGAAGCTCTTGGCTGACAATGTACGGCGTGCCGGCGCTAGACAACACCGTTGTTGAGATGTCAGCGCTACTGTAAATTGTTGCTAGTGTGCCGTTGTAGTTGTAAACAAAGACTTCGGCCCCCGCGATGGGGCGGTTGCCGGAATCCGTTACAACGTCAAAGTAGCTCTGCATCCTTGGCCTCCCGACGACGACGCGGGCGCAGTTCGTTCACTGGCTCGGGCTGAGACTCACCGGGAGTATAGCGCGTCCAGCCGTTTTGTTCATCATACTCCGCTTCCAAGTCCGAGATGGCAACCTTCTCGCCGTGGCGCGGGTGACGCAGATAGATGATGGGCATAAAAGTCGGGGGCCGAAGCCCCCGCCAGGTTAGTTGCCGGCCATCACAACCCAATTCGTGCCGTCTTCGCAAACCAAGATCGCCCATGCACCTGCTGACGCCGCCAAAATGGCGGTAGCAGCCGTATTAGACGTACGAGGTTTGACGTTCGACGACGCCGAGATCAGGGTGTAAGTGCCCGACAGGTTCTTCACAAACAGAACACGGCCAATCTGATCAGTGCCTGACGGCAGCGTCACGGTGACGTTTGCCGCAGAGCCGTTGGCAATGACAAAGTTTTCAGTTTCACCTAACGTGAAGCTAGCAGTCTTAGTCACAGGCGCGTTCAGATTCAGTTGCGTGCCGCTCAGTTTGCCGGTCACCGCCACGCTTGCGCCG